ACAGCATAGGCATAGTTTTAGGATAGTTTAATATGAAATCAATGATGAATTGTTTTTTCTTTATTTCATCTAGGCTAGGATCGTATTCTGCGCCAATACTAAATTCACCTGGATCAAGTTCGCCTTTGGCACCACTATATAATTTAACTCGTACTGGATGATGTTTGTTGAGATGTTTGCCTAGGGTCTTGACTAGATTGCGGGGAGTTATCCTACGGCCAACAAGATGATCTGCCCATTCACTGATGTGTTGATATTCTAGTGTTGGGTTAAGATACATAGTTACCTTCCACCTGTTACATCAAAAGGAGTACCTCTGAGTCCTGCTGTACCTGTTCCCTCTTGCCCTTGTATCTGTTCAGATCCAAATGATCCACCTTGACGTGATGACCCCCCTGAAACTCTGCCCGGACCAGGTGGAGGAGATTCTCCTCCACCCCCCATTATCTTAGCTCCAGCATTGGTCGCTAGACTACTATCAGTGCCAGCATACGCAGGTACACCTTCAAAAGGATTTGTCTTCAATGGACCCATACCGTTAGCACCTAATAGATCATTATTCTTACCTTCAGCTAGGCTGGCCTTGACCGCTTCACCATATTTGGTGCTGGTGTTAGCCATATTTCTAAGCATGGTGCCTATGCTACCTTCGCTGGTTTCTTTGCCATAAGTTGGTAGTTTAGTAGCAAATCCCATAACTCCACTTAGTCTTTGGGTGGCAGATGATGTTACGGCAGTTATATCAGCCTTGGTTAAAAATGTACTAGTAGTTGCTAATTTTGTGTTGAGTGCAGAAACACGATCATCTGTTACATCATCTGCAAGCGCATCAAGTTCTGCAGATCCTGCTACTGGCCCTAGGAAATCTTGAGCTGTTGGTACCGTGCTAGATCCTATAAGATCTTGTATGGTAGAGGAATGTGATGCCATTAAACTGTTTAATGTTGGATGTGCAGAATTAACTAATGGTGTGGGAACTTTCTGTATGTTAGCAAAGAAACTTGGAGCCTTGACAGCATCTATTATAGTGCCTCCCCCCATGTCCTTGAATTTAGTAGTTAGTTCACCCATACCAGCAAAGCCAGCAGTGTCACCTGGGTCAGCTGTTTTTGTATAGTCACTGAGATCTTTTAGTCCCTGTATGCCTGTTCCAGTCTGCCCTTGGATCTGTTCAGATCCAAATGACCCACCTTGCCTGCTGGTTCCTGCCACCGTGGGGAATCCCGTAGTAGTCGGAGCTCCAAATGTGGAAGTTCCTGCTGTGGGTACTGTAGTCGCAGTTGGTGCTGTGCCCGACCCACCTGTTAAGAAGTCTGGAGTCTTATATAAACTGCTGTCAGATCCGGTATAACTAGGTAATCCAGCAAATGGATTGTCAATTGCAAACTGTTCTGCCGTGGTATTAATTGCCACTGGATCTTTGATGTTGGTTAATACACTTGATATTTTATCAGCATAGACGGGATTGTGTATGTCATTGAGGTCAACACCAGCTTCGATAAGTTTTTGATTAACACCAGTAGCGTTGGCTAATTTATTTTTTGTAAGTGCCTCTACCATGCCACTCGGTGTACCGAAGTGCTTAACATCTATGCCATTAAACATGGTTCCAGTTGATGCCATGGCTTTGCCTGCGGCAGGTAATTTACCTAGAATATTAGTCAGTCCACGGTCACCCATGCTAGACATGTCAGTGATACCACTACCAAAATCACTGTATGCGCTATTGCTTAGGAAATTTGTGGTATTTAGAACTTCATTACTATCCTGTATATGAGATTGTATCTTACCAACTATGGTACCAAACCCACCAGCATCATTTTTGTTAAACAATTTACTTTGTATTGTTGTAAGTGCTGAAAGTGCATTTGCAGCATTGACGTTCGCTGGGTAGTCGCTACTACTAGCCACAGTCTGTAGTTTGTCCATGGCTGTTTTTACATTGGCAGCTAAATCAATAGCTATTCCGTTACCTTGTGCCATACCAACCATAGCTGTTATAGTTGCAGGAGTCAGCCCACCTTTAGGCATACCGATAGCCACGTATTGCCCATCAGCAACAGTGGTTTGTGATCTCGCGCTAGCTATTAAATCTGCCATCTCTACTTCCTATGTTATGATGCCACCTTTCGATACCGGTTCAATGCCAGTGGTGGTTTTAATATAATGATTCTGCACATCTTTAACAGTAGGTGCGTGCATCATCACGTGTCGTTTTTCTAACCGTATACTCTTATTTAAGTCACTTGTAAATAGACTTTGCAGCAGGCCAAGCCCCTGTTGACTAGGCATAACAGTACATGGTTTACTTACTGTAAATGCATCATCTGACTCTTCTACAATTTTAGCGACGATCTCATCACCGTTGACTATCTTAAAAGTTACTATATCATCTTCTGCATACTTGTTAGTTACTAACATTTGAATCCCCTAGTTTATTGAATAATTCTTCATCACTTAACTTTACTAATCCTTGATATCCACCTTCTACGAACAGTTCATCACCCAGGTAGATCTGTGGTGCTGTACGATGCCCTTGGGCAATCAACCATTCACGTGCTTCTTGATCTTCATCAATCTTAATTTCTGTATATGCGATATTTTTTGTTTTTAATAAATGTTTGGCCTTATCGCAAAAAGGACAATAATTTTTACTGTATATTATTAACATTTTTCCTTTATACTTTAAATACTATTCTAATGTTTCCGTTATAGGCATCACTTTTAAGATCATTATTAAAATAATGATCCGTAAAATTAAAATTTTTTATTTCTTTAATTATATCATCTGTGATGTTTGTAAAATTATCAACTACATAATCTTCATATGTAGGCCAATCGATTCCTCTAATTATTTCATAATTCTTTTTTATTTGATCCTCAAATGTTATGTCAACCAACAATAAATTATATGTAACATTCTTTAACTGTTTCTCAATGTATAATCGATAGTCTATCGAAGTTACCGGACGAGATAAATCGAATATCTTAGCAAATTCATGCGGTTTGGTGTGTTCAATCATTCTTAATAAATTAAATGTAACAAATCCCAGACCGTTTGGTTTAATAATTTTTCCAAAGTCATTAATTCTATTAGCAAATTCAATTAAAGAAACAAAATGTATCGCATTAACAGAAAATGCACTATTAAATTCCTGGTAATGATTATCAATGAATTTTTCATCAAACCATTCATAATGATCTGCGAAGTGTGTTTTATCAAATCCAACAACATTCGGAATATACTTCTTAATCAAATTCCTCCCACACCCTACATCTGCTATCACCTCAGGGTTGTTCTCTTGTATTAACCCTAAATAGTAGAATTGTGAATACAAACATATTGAGGCATTTTCAAGAGTCGATCGATGACATTCTTCTCCTTGAGAGACATCGCCGACATCAATATCAATATCATGTTTATCCGAAAACATATAACGATACTGTTGAGTTAACTTTTTATAAATCTCAGTCTGAGTAAACTCTTTTAAAAATTCATCTTTATCATAACTCCGGTAGATCGTCATAGTCAACGTTTTCTCCCATAACACCAATGACATAGTTGGTTGATTCGTTTTCTTGTAAGGCTGTTTGTTTCTTGCTGGTATCGCTGTGTTTGTTAAACCAAGGTATAGGTGTGGTCTTAGGTGCAGGGTTACTGTACTTAATACCAATTTCCTTTAGTGCTCCTACTGCTGTGTAGTCTACAAACTCTTTTAAGATAGCAGCGTTGAGTCCAATCACTGGACCTAGCTTAAACAAATAGTCTGCCCAGGCTTTTTCTTCACCAATGACATCAAGATACATTTGATAAACTTCAGCTTCACATTCTGCTTTGATATCTGCAAAACGTGGATCTTCTTTGACCACTTGATTGATCAAGAAAGCAGTCCATTCTTTATGTAGTAACTCGTCTTGTAAGATCAAGCTGATAATATTGCCATTACCGATAAAGATCTTATTCTCAACCATGGCTAAACTTGTGGCAAAACTTACCATGAAGCGGAATGCTTCTAGGCCATAACTTGCGTGTAGAGCAAGCCATATGGCTTTGATGTGATCACGTTCATCTATCTTATTGCCCATTTCTTTACGACAGTTGATCACGTGTAACTTATCATAGTAGTTGCCGATGTTACTAGCCATGCCTACGATTTCTTCAGTGTCATGGATAGTGTTGAATACATCTTTAGGTACATTATAGATGTTGCGGATAATATGGCTGTAGCTCTTGCTATGGATATTAGTTTCAAAGAAACTCCAGTTACTGATAAGTGCTTCTAGTTCTGGCAGACTTACTACCGGTCCAAATACTTGATTAGGTGCACGACCTTGTAGGCTATCTAAGGCTGTCTGGCGCAATAAATTACTAGTAAAGATATGTTTAACAGCATCGCTGGCATTTTTGAAATCTTGACTGTCTTTGGTCAGGCTA